GTGGCCCTTAGTGATACCAAACTCCGTAGCATCAATGCTAAGCCATACAGCGGCGCAGCTGAGGTCACAGATGGTGACGGGCTGAGTGTACGCATAACGCCCACAGGCACGATCACATTCCAGTTTCGTTATCGCTGGAACGGTAAGCCCGTTCGCCTCTCCATTGGCCGCTATCCCGCTATGTCTCTCAAGGAGGCGCGCGTAGTCGTCGGTGAGATGCGCGAATTGTACCTCAAGGGGCTAAACCCGAAAAATTATTTTGCCAAAGAAGATGGCGAGCTGACTCTCAAAGAGTGCCTGGATCAGTGGTGGGGTAAGTATGTTGAAACGCTGAAGCCGAACACTCAGACGCTGTACAAGTCAGTTGTGTACAACACGATGTACACAGAATTCCCGGACGCTCCGGTAGTAAACATTCCTGTTTCGGCATGGGTGCGTTTCTTTGATAAGCAGGAAAAGAAGAACAGCAAAAAGGCCAGGGTACTTCTTCTGCAGCTACGTTCCGTCATGAACTGGTGTATCAGTCGCCAGTTGATCCCATCGTGCGAAGTCCTGAAGCTAAGTGTCAAGACCATTGGAAAAAAACCTGATGTGGGTAGTCGTGTTCTCACGTATACCGAGTTGGCTAAAATCTGGCTGGCGCTGGAGAACAACAAGATCGTTACCTCCAACAAGGTGCTTCATCAGCTGCTTTTGCTTTGGGGAGCCAGGCTATCAGAGCTGCGCCTTGCTACTGCCAGTGAGTTCAATATGGATGATCTTATCTGGACGACTCCAGCAGAACATTCAAAGATGGGTAACGTTATCCGTCGCCCGGTGTTTGACCAGGTGAAACCTTTTGTTGAAAGGCTCCTCAATGCTGGAAATGATGTTCTGTTTCCCGGCCAGGAACTGGACAAGGCAATAGATAGATCGTCAGCTAATCTCTACATGAAGAAGTTAAGGGATAAAATTGATATACCGGAATGGCGAACCCACGACTTCAGGCGCTCGCTGGTAACGAATTTGTCAGGCGAGGGGGTTATGCCCCATGTGACCGAAAAGATGCTGGGGCATGAGTTGGGAGGGGTGATGGCGGTGTATAACAAACACGATTGGCTGGATGAGCAAAAGGATGCCTATGAACTCTATGCTGATAAAATTTTCTGGTATGTTAAGAAAATACTAGATGGAAATAATGTGTGACTATTCCACAACTTTAAAATTAGTATTTGAGGAAATCTTAATAATTAAATATGGATAGGGTAAATATGAACGAAAGATATTTCTTATACTTAGATATCCTGGGCTTTACCGATTTAGTGAGGCAGGGTAGTAATAAAATTGATGATCTTTATGAAGTCATAGCCAGCTTGAATGCTCACAGTCATGATGCATTTAAAGTAATTGTCTTTTCAGATACAGTGGTTGTCTATAATGTTGATGGTGGGCATACTCCGGCCGACTCTCAATATCTTATTATGTTTCTTTGTGAGTTTGTAAAAGACTTGATGCATCGCTTAACGGGGAGAGGTGTTTATTTTCGAGCCGTTATAACACATGGTGATTTTACACATTACGAAATCAATGGAGTACCTTGTTTTTATGGAAACGCTTTAATCGATGCTTACAACTCGGAGAAGGAGTTAAAAGCTATTGGATTGTTCATTGATAAAAAAATAGCCAAGCACTGTAATATATTCAAATTTGAAGAGTATAATGATAATTACAATTTTGTTTATGTTACCCAATCTCTATATGACCTGGAGTCATGGCGGCTGCCTATTAAATCTGAATACATAGAGATGACTGATTCAAAATGGTTTATTTATCCAGAGTTAACGCATGTTAATAATATGTACCTTGGTTCTGTGAATAATAGCTATCCAGACTCAGTAAGAAAAAAGTATGCAGCATCATGGGATATGTATCGAAAACATTATCCGAAATTAACGACCTATTTATTACTGTCAGGTAATAATGTTACTGCTATATCACCTGACGTTGAGTGGGATGAGGTTGTAGATAGACACCCAGAGAGTTGTAAATATGCAATTGAAAAAATAGTAAAATATTAGCACTCTTAATTTAATATGCCTGACTGTGTTCTAGTAAGTGCCACAGTCAGGTAATTAAATATTTAAGCACTCATATGCCTCGATTAACCCCACCATCTTCTATCCATTTTATAACTGCTTTTCTGCTATACCGTGTTGGGTATGTTAAAACCGGGTGGGGAAATCCGTGATTTTTCCGCAAATTCCATACTGCTGTTTTTTTCTTTTTGAGCAGGTCGAAAACCTCCTGCTCTTCCATAAAATCATTAATTGTCATAAGTTACCCCAATAATTAAATCATTGTGCAGGAATTAATCGCTGCCAGATAACGGAAATGTATTTAGCCTGGTGTCTGGCATCGGCCAGCGCGTTATGTACATCACCTTCAAACGGTATGTCGCGGCGAGGGTTGATGCCAATCGCTCGACCTAATTCAACGATTGTGCGGACATCGCGATCATTCCAAAATTTCCATATGCAGGGCATAAACTCACGGTCATAGCTGGCCCGAATGATTACGTTATCGAACGTAGCGCCATTACCCCATACCTGTACTTTGTCAGGGTCTGCGTTATCCCTTATGAAGCAGTTCAGATCACTTAATGCGGTAACCAGACTGGTGACCGTATCTTTATCGCAGATAGCCGCTCTGGCTTCTTCGCTTTGCTGCATCCACCACATAATGGTGTCAGGGTCAGGAACGGCACCGCCATCCATTGAACTTTTCAGGCTGACGACACGATAAAATTCCTTGCCAAGTTCACCAGTCGAGGGCTCAAAGAACACAGCACCGATGGAGACGATAGGGGCGTTAGGTTTGTTGCCCATAGTTTCCAGGTCGATCATTAAATGGGTCACGTTAATTATTCTCCTGCGGGGCGGCTGCGAACATGGCGGCGTGGCAGGTTTTCTCTGCCCACTCCAGATACTTCTCTTTCACCCCTTCATCCAGTCCGCCGCAATCGACGAGATTATCAACCAGTTCGCGAGCCAGTTTTTTGAAATCCGGTACTACCGGCACTACCGGCGCTGGCTGCGGGTGGCGATAGAGAAGCACATCTCCCATCTCTTCGCGCTCAGGAGGCCACACATCGGCATCAGCACCACTTCGGAGATAGTCAAGGTTAGCCTGGTCAATTATCGCCACCGGCTCGCTGTCCATTACGACCAGTGCCATGCGGGCTACTCGCTTGAGAATCTCTATATCAGCGAGACCTAATGTATAGCCGACCCTTAAATCGAATACGGCCTGAATGCTTTCTTCTCTGGTTATGGTCGATTTGGTCATGGTTGACTCCAGTTATCCTCGATCGCCACACCTAAACGGTGCAGCCAGTCGGCAAGCTTGAGCATCGACTCACGGTCGCTAAGTCCTTCCGGAAAGTCTTTCAGTTCGATAGTCGGTATGAAACGACCGAAACTATCGCGCTCTATCGTCAAATGCTGCTCCAGAACAGTCTGATGAATGCGGCTGTTATGCCGCACCAGGTAAACGGATTTGGAGTCTTTAGCTTTAGGGTCGTAGCGATACTCGGTCAGTATCATCTGGCTTCTGGTGCGATCGGTTCCTCTCCACATCACTCAGCCTCCACCTTGATGCCAGCCGTATGAGCCGCCAGGCATTTATTGAACCCGTCGTTGTTATTAGCCAGCCCAAGATTCCAGCCAGCAGTTAAGCCAGCTCTGTATGCGCTCTCCTGCAGGTTTTCTACAGTGACGGCGTGGGACTCGTCATCCAGCGGTGGCAGATCTGGAGTGTTCACACCAAACAGCGCCGCCAGTGCTCGGTAGTTCTGCTCGGAATGGTAGCGGCCTTTGCAGCGGACCAGTTTCTCGGCTGCTGCGTTGATGGTCTGCGCCTTCTCCAGCGCCTCTACCAGCGCGAGGACGTTGGCAGGACTAAACAACGCAATCGCTCTTGCTGTTTTTGTGTCAGCCATGTCGGCAGCAACAGGCTGGAAAGACACACAGCCATGTCCCTTTTCAAGGCTACCTTTGACGATTACCTCAATACCGCTAAAACCCTTGCGTGTCTGCCATTGGTCTGCGTCAAGTTTCTCAGCAGCAGTCTTCATACGCTGCGCCAGTTCGGTGATATCAGTCATGCTGCACTCTCCTTAATCCCATTGCAGAACAGATGCGAAATACGCACCGCGACAAGGCGTATCACGTGGATGATGCCAGCCTGAATATCCTTCCTGCCCACCAATTGGACTGACTTTGTACCAGCACTGGTAATAGCGAGCGCTGGAAGCAAAATCCTCTGCGCCTTCAGCATCAATCACATCTTGGGATACAGACGCTTGGATAATATCTGCTTCACTATAGTCGCCCCGCATAACCAGAAAACGAGCCTCATCGGAGCAGAGGTAATCAACTGCCCCATCAAATTTCCCCTTGCTGGTTGGTTTGGTTACGTTGCTCATGCTGTCCACCATTCAATAAACATGCAGATACCAACGGTTACTACGGCAATCAGTACCCAGCAGATCACATCTAACAGGGCGGCGAGCCGACGCAGGGTGTATTTGCTGTAATTCTCAGGTTCAAAATTCATTGCGCCTCCCCAAGCACCCAGCGCAGAGCCTCGGCATACTCGCCGCTGGCATCTTCGAGGGCTTTTGCAATTTCCTTGCGTGATTTGATACGCGGCTTTGCTTCACCAAGAACCTGGCGCTGCCGCCGGGCTTTTTCATGGCCCGTGATGCCGGCGGTCGCTGTCTCGATCTGCTTGACCTTCTCCCGTTGCTCTTCGGGTTTCAGCGATGCCAACTGACGCGCCTGGGTAACGTTAATTGTTCCTGCCTCTACAGCTTCCCGGACGGCCTGGGTAGCCTCGAGGAGGGAGAGCGTTGCTCGAACGGTCTGAACGCTGCAGCCAAACAACACTGCAATGTCGTCCTCATCGAGCCCGCGGTCGAGTGCGTCTGACATTTTTTTAGCCCGGCCAAGCGGTGTATCAGGTCGGCGAATTTCGTTTTCGCTGACCATGTATTTAGCCATCTGATTTGCTGACCCGCGCTTAACAACCCCAGGAACAAGCAGTGGGTCTTTGCCCTCTTTCAAAAGAAGCTTATTTGCCTCCAAGGTATGTTTTACGCGCTGACGGCCTACAACTACGCAGGTGAGCCCAAGTTCAGGGTCTTTCCAGACGATGATAGGTTCCAGTACACCCAGCTCCTTGATGTTCAGAACCATCCCTTCGTCGATAGGAAGGTGGACCCGTTCATCGTAAAGCGGGTGTGTTTTGTCGGTAACCAGGTGCAGGCTTTCAGGTTCGAACGTTAAAACGTTCGTTTTGCCGCTGGCGCCGTATACAACCTTTGAGTCTTTAGCCATCAGACAGCCTCCGCATTGCTGGTGGATGTCGTTGAGATACTCTTCAGATCGCGCATTGCTTCCAGGACGTGCATATTGCTGCGGGTTTTTGTGTGACGCTCAACAATTCGATCGCATTCTTTCGCCCAGGAAATAACTTCTTCCTTCATAGCGTCACGTTCTTTACATGCCTGCCGAAGGGTAATATTCGAAACATCGAGCATTGTTGCCAGCTCTTTGATAAGTTCTGAATTTGCAGGAGGCATTGTTTTAGCTGCCTCAAAGGCATTTTTAATTAACTGCTGTACTGTTTTTCCCATTTTGTATTTCTCCAACTGACGCGCTGCAACGCGCTTTAGGGTGCAGCAACCCAACCCATGAGAATGGGGTAATTGCTGCTGTTCTAATCAGGCTGCTGGTTTTTGTTCTTCGGGCTCTTTGTAGGCGAGCAGATCACAAAGCTGGTTAATTACTTTACAGAACTGGAACATGTCCGTACCTGCCTGGTGACGCCAGCGGTAGGCTTTGTCGTCATCATCAGAATAATCATTATCCTTGGTATCGATCCGCCGGAAATGGAACTTATCTGTAAGCAGAAAAGAGACGCCGCAGCCTCTTAATTCCATGTTATCGACGATAAAACCTGTGTTCAGGCTCTCCAGAATTTCACTGGTAACGGAAGTGTGTTCCGCAGAGTAGCGAATAACTTCTTTCTGTTCTGCCAGGCGGGATAGCTGGACATAATCACCGACCTCAAACCCGGCAAAGGCTGATTCTTCGCCGTCCAGATGGTTTTTAAGGCGCGTTGTCAGGCCGTTTTTGATATCACTGATGTTGATCGTGACTGTTTTGACTGAGCCGATCACTTTAACCAGCATCGCTCCGACTAAATTGGCAATATTTTTATTGGCGGAATTAATGATCAGCAGATTTTCTTCAGTGTTATACAGGACCAGGATCAGAGACGACTTGATGAATGCCTGTTTGCAGAGCTGAACCTTAGCATCCTGGATAATGTTGTTACGGTCAGCACGCTTTAGTTTCTGACCACATGCATTTTCAATGCGCTGGATACGCTCATTGGCTTCTTTCATTACGACGTGCTGGGGTATTATTTTCTCATCGCGGCGAACCACGATTGCATAACCGCCAGTAATTGGCGTAACCAGCTCACCGGTAATCGGGTTAGGGACGAAGGAAGCCCGCGCGAACTCCGTTTCTGTAAGTTCAGAGTAGGGCAATTCCTGCAGGTGCCCTTCAACCGATTCAATACTGGGCAAAGTAGCCCGATAGACAATGGCGTTACGTAACTTTGATAATTTCATTTCTATGTCCTCTGCAAAGGATTGGTTAGTTATCTCCACACAACACAGAAGAGCACCTGCGGCTGCAAATCCGCCCGAGCGGATTGGGTGATGGGCCCGTTACTCGGTGATGCTCTTGTGTCTTGTGTAAAAAGGGCGGTACCAGAAACAAAGGGAAACTGGCACCACCAAGACTACACACAGCACAGTTATGCACTTAATATTAGATATCTTACATTTTTAGTCAAGGTGTATTTGTAAGTAATCTTACTTTTATGCCCGGGGGTATAAAAAACCCGCTTATGGCGGGTTCGGAGGGGATTGCAAAGTTAGAGATCTATGATGATTTGCTTAACTATCCCGATAAGGTTGGTGTCTTGATTGATCTCGATAGGTTTGAAAGACGGATTCAGTGGCATTAGGTATGAAAAAGGCGGATCAATAGCTAACTTCTTAAGAGTTGCTTCACCGCCCGAAACGGTTTGAGCCACGACGATTTTTCCATTAGCTTCATCAACAAAACCATACTCCGGCTCTACAATAACAATGGAACCATCTGGAATGCTAAGCTCTTGATTTGACGTCATTGAATGTCCTTTAACTCTCAACGCAAAGGCAGAATCAGACAGCTTTCGCGTCGTTTTCACCATTTCATTGCTAGGGTTCCCTATTACCTCGGTCCAATTACCCGCTTGCACCCAAGAAATGAGTGGAACCTCTCTTGTTGAGATTAGATTTATATTAATGCCGTTTTCGATATCCCCCGTGCCAAAAACTAGCCACTCGGGGGAACATTGCAGGCATTTACAAACCAGAATCAGGTTTTCTCCAGACAATTTAGTCAAATCACTTTCCCACTGGGTAACAGCAGAGGCACTGACACCAGCCCACTCAGCAATATCCCGCTGCGTAAGTTTTTTCTGTTTCCGCCTAAATCTTAATCTGCTACCAACGGTATCCATAAATTCTCCTCGGATTGCACGTTAGCAATCTTACATTTAATTGACGTAAGCATGCTGTCCATATACGATGTAAGAATGCTAACTTTAAGGAGGTGAAGCATGTTAAAAACACAAGTTGTTGAGTACTACGGTGGCATTTCTAAAACGGCAATTGCTTTAGGGGTAACCCATAGTGCTGTTTGCCAATGGGGAAATGTAATTCCACAAAAACAAGCATTTGTAATCGAGAGAATCACAAAAGGAAAACTCAAATACGATGCGAATCTTTACCAAAAGTCTATAGACCCAGCAGCTTAGAGGTAACTACAAACCGAATTTCAAAGGGGTAGGTATGAACCCGGAACAGTTCATAAAAAACAATGTTGTTAAGGCACTCCTGACTGATGGTTATTCAGCAGAACAGGCTGAGCAGGGGGGGGTAGAGGCTATTTCGTACTACCGGCGCTCATCAAAGCCGACAACCAAGCGAAGAAACATCTTTGACGACTGCCTTGAACAAGCCCGAATGATTCTTAAGTACGGCAAGAAGAAAGGCACCAGAACGAAAGGGGCATTGATTTAAATGACAAACCTGAAAGAAGCCGTAAAGGCAATGTGCAAAGCCTATCCCGGCGGACGTGAAGCGATGGCTGGTGCATTAGGTATGACCTAACCCAGTTCAATAACAACCTCTACGAGAAGAACGGCTGTCGTTTCTTTGAAGTATCTGAACTGGAAGCGATGGAGGACATCTCGAATACATCTCACCTGGCTGAATATTTTGCCCGCCGTCGTGGTGCTCTGCTGGTGGATGTGCCGCACCTGGAAGAGCTGGACCGCGTGGATTTGTTTAGCCGCGCAATGCGTACCTCGGCAGCCAGAGGGCAGGTGGATCAGATTATCGAACAGGCGCTTGAAGACGGGGTTATCGAAAGACATGAAGCTGAAGAAATCATGGTGCATCACCGCCGCCACCTGGCCGCGCGTGAAGAAGAAATCGCGGCAATTATCACGTTGTTTGCACGCAAAAAGAAGTGACGCCAGCAGGTTGCAGCCTCTGGCGTCGTGGCGTGTCGTTATCAGTGGAGATTACTAACGCATGAACAGTTTACCAACACAGTACCGCAGGTCGCAACTTATAGCGCGTCCGGTTCCTGGTGGAGCAGGTCCGGTGCAGTTCGTGTATGGGGTAAGAGTACCAGGCGGGTTTGAGCCTGTCTGCTACCAGTTTGCTCAGTGGGTGGTAGGGGACTTTAACGGCCAGGCGGAGAAAGTATGCGAGAGCTCAACCGATGGTTCAGAGATCACTACGGTGTCCCGGTCAGGGTCATACGCTGGGAGCCCCAAACACAGCGCGTTATATACCTGCGTGAAGGGTACGAGCATGAATGCTTTAGCCCCCTCGAGCAGTTCAGACGAAAATTCAGGGAAATAGAGGGGTCTTATGAGCCTGTTAATGCCATCAAGGCCGATAGTCGTCAATCCTGAACTTGCTTACAGCATTGGCCTGAATGAAGCCATAGCGTTGCAGCAGGTTAACTACTGGCTGAAAGAGACAACTTCCGGGGTGGAGCGTGACGGTGTGCGTTGGATCTACAACACCACAGAGCAGTGGCTGGAGCAATTCCCCTTCTGGTCTAAGTCGACGCTGAAGCGCACATTCGCCCGCCTTAAGAGCCTGGGCGTGCTTAAAGTTGAGAAGTTGAACAAGTCCCAGCGCGACATGACGAACTACTACACGATCAACTACGAGAGCGAGCTTTTAGATGAGGTCAAAGTGACCAAATCGAAGAAGTCAAAATGCACCGTTCCATCAGGTCAAAATGACACGATGGAAGAGGTCAATGTGAAACGCTCCACCGGGTCAAAACGAACCGCTGTCATCAGGTCAAATTGGCACGATGATCTTACAGAGAATACAACAGAGAGTACTACAGAGATTACAGGTAAAGACTCTTGTCCGGTTGCGCTGCAACCAGACCAGACCGATCCGGCAGATCTCGTTCTGGATCATTTCAATCGGGTAACCAACTCGACCTATGGCAAGGGGGGACGAACCAAAACGACGCTGGGTTATATCCGGGGACGCCTGGCTGAAGATTACAGCCCTGAAGACCTGATGCTGGTGGTTGACTACCTGAACGCGAAATGGGCTCAGGATCCGAAGATGAGCGACTACCTGCGGCCCAAAACGCTGTTTGCTCCCGAGAACTGTGTCGAGTATTTCGACAAGGCCAAAAAATGGGAAGCAGCCGGACGCCCAGCCTGGACTGGAGGAAAGTGGGTTAAACAAGACACGGCGTTCAAGTCCAGTTATTCCGACGTGGATTATTCAGTCCCAGCGGGGTTCCGTTCATGAGCAAGCCATTTCTGAAATGGGCTGGTGGAAAGTATACCCAGCTGGCTGACCTGTTCGTGCATATCCCTGCAGGGAAACGCCTGATAGAGCCATTCGTTGGTGGTGGATCTGTGTTCCTGAACAGCGAAAAGCACGCAGATTACCTGCTGGCGGACGTTAACCCGGACCTGATTAATCTGTATCAGATGTTAGCGGTGGTGCCGGATGAAGTGGAATTAAAGGCCCGCTGGATGTTTGAGCACATGCGGTCACCAGATGGCTATGAGCTGATCCGTTCCGAGTTCAACGCTCAGACGCTGGATGCTACAGAACGCGCAGCTGCATTCCTGTATCTCAACCGGCATTGTTTCAATGGCCTGATGCGCTACAACCAGGCGAACAAGTTCAATGTGGGCTGGGGAGGCTACAAGGCCCCGTATTACCCGATGGATGAGATGAAAGCCTTCGCGGCTATGGCGCATAACTGCGTCTTCATGACTGCTGACTATCGCCGAACTATCAGCCTGGCCGGGAAAGGGGATGTGGTTTACTGCGATCCGCCTTACGAACCGATGCCGGGAACAACCGGATTCACCGCCTACGCCGCTGGTGGTTTTAACTGGGAGAACCAGGTAGACCTGGCGAAGCAATGTGTATCTGCCTTTCACCGTGGGGCTCGGGTAGTGATTTCTAACTCATCTGCACCGAAGGTTCTCGACCTGTACCGGGAGCATGGTTTTAACCTGCAATTCATCAACGCGCGCCGTTCGATCTCCTGCAAAAGCAGTACGCGGGAAGTCGCAAAAGACGTTGTAGCGATCCTTTAAGGGGGCTAAATGAAACTGACTTTACCATTTCCACCGAGCGTAAATAGTTACTGGCGCGCCCCGAGCAAGGGACCGCTGAAAGGCAGGCATCTGGTAAGCGAGACAGGGCGCAAGTTCCAGCAGGCAGCGAGAGCGGCGATTATAGAGCAACTGCGGGCCGTTCCCCGGCCATCCTCTGATCTGGCCGAGGTTCACATAGTGTTGTATCCGCCGGATCAGCGCCGTCGGGATATCGATAACTACAACAAAGCGCTGTTCGATGCCCTGACTCTAACAGGCGTCTGGGAAGACGACAGTCAGGTTAAGCGCATGCTGGTGGAGTGGGGGAACATCGTGAAGAAAGGGAAAGTAGAAATCACCATCCGACGTTTTCGTGCAGCTGCCTGACGTGGAGATGATATGAGAGCACTACTAACCCCTGAGATTGCCCCACGCATGGGCGTTGTTCTTCTTCGCCCAGGTGCTGATCTCATGCCGATGTTCAGGAGAGGGCGGGTACTGATTGAGCCTGCACCGGAAAAATACAGCGACTACGCAACCGGCGCTATCCCTCCCGCCAGGCAGCCACTGGCAGAAGACCCGGTTTTGAAGCCAGTCTTCGAAAACAAAGACGTCATTCTGCGCGCGGGTGGTATCAGCTCGCTGGAGGCCGAGCTGGAGCGTCGTTTTGAATGCCAGTATCCCCACGGCTCGTGGCACAGCGAAAATTTTACGCTGTTCCGGCATGAGCCTGGCAGCATCCGCCTTTGCTGGGCCTGCGATAACCTGGTGCGTGATCAGTACACAGAGACACTGGCAGGCATTGCGCGTGAGAACCTGGTATCCTGGCTGATAACGTTCATCCGCTCACAGCTGGGGTTCAACGAAGACCATCAACTGACGATCCCCGAGTTGTGCTGGTGGCTGGTAATAAACAATCTGGCGCACGTCATCCCTGAATCGCTGGCCCGGAAAGCCCTGCGATTGCCGGAAATAAAGCATCAACCAGTGATGAAGGAGAGCGATATTGTGCCGGAGCCAGCGGCGAGCGAAGTGGTGCAGAAAAAGATTCTCGGTCTTCGCGTAGATCCTGAAACGCCGGAATCATTCATGCTGCGACCAAAGCGCCGCCGCTGGGTAAACGAGAGCTGGACGCGCTGGGTTAAGTCCCAGCAGTGTATCTGCTGTAACAAACAAGCAGATGATCCCCATCACCTGATAGGCCACGGACAAGGTGGAATGGGAACGAAAGCGCACGATTTGTTTGTGTTGCCGCTTTGCAGAGCGCATCACGACGAGTTGCACGCTGACACCGTGGCATTTGAGGAGAAGCACGGCTCACAGCTGGAGCTGCTGTTTCGATTTCTGGATCGTTCGCTGGCAATTGGCGTGCTGGCATAGTGGAGAACGCATAATGATTAACCCGTCCGAGGTTGGAAAAGCTGGTGAAATGGTCAGGCTGAAAACGCTGGAGGCCATCTGGATTCAAGGGAAGCTGCGCATGTGGGGCCGCTGGTCGTACATCGGCGGCGGTAGTGGTGGAAATATGTTCAATCAGCTGTTGGCGTCAGGGAAGATAACGAAGACCGCTATAAACGATGCTTTGCGCCGTATGAAAAAATCAGGCATTACCAAGCCAGAGCTGGAAGCGTTCTTTAAGGAAATCCTCAGTGGTAAAAATAAAAGCGGTCTGGCTTTTTGTACTGACGAGGAAGGGTTGATAATTGATTCTGTGCTTAGTGCTCAACTTGTGCGTTCCGGGAATAAAGCTCTCTATCAGTTAATCAGGGATCGATATGTCTACCGCATGAGTAAGAAGGCGATGGCGAAAGAGCTAAACGAAAAGCATCCAGAATGGTGCTTGCGGACTTGTGAGAGCAGGATCGATGTTTGGTTAAATCTTGCAGAATCGATGCTTTACGCACCAATGTGTGACGCATTTGGCACAAATGGCGACAGATTTTACTTGAATAGTTGCGCGGAAAGTGCTTGAATTGTGATAGGCTCGGGACGTTAAAGCGAACTGAGCAACTGAACAGAAAAAAGAAACCCGCCATTGTGCGGGTTTTTCACATCTAGAGCAGTCCTATAGCCCCACCGGCAATAGCAGTAAGCAATGGGTGTTCTGCTAACTTTCTTAGCAGCCCCTTTGCCTCTTCTTTCTGCTGTGGCGTACCCTGTGAGCTATTTATTAAGTTATTCAGAGTTTCGATACTATTGGTAATCTCCTGACGGTTATGATCTCCAATCTGGACATTTCCTCCGTGAATGTTGATTTGCTGTGAAGAGACAGCTGGTTGAACCTTTTTGGGACCAACTTTGAGTTGGAAGTGTGGACCAAATCCGCCAACGCCAGTGTCGTAAAAATTAGCCTTATAAATTTCCTTATGTTCTTCCTTGCCGTTTGGAAGGATTCGAATAACAGTATCTCCGTCATCAATGTCGGCCATTTTGTCGTTTACGATAACTGTATCCCCTGCAAACTTTGCCTTATATGGACCGCATCTGCTGCCATCACTTTTTAAAATGTAGGCATCATCTTTAGCTGTAAGCATCTCTACTCCTGTGTGAAGTCATTGCTAGAAAAAGCTGGCGCTTAACATATACCGTTAAAATGGAAAGGAAGTGTGAGATGCCGGTCAAAAAAGGCAATTCAATAAAACACAAGAGAACCTGGCCTCTAGATGCTTCGGTGACCATAAATTTCAGGCTTCGGGAATCACTCCGTACTTACCCTTTGATATAAGAGCCCGCCAGCCTGATCCCTTTCCAATACCCACAGCACCCCGTTAACCCGGAGGTGGAGACTATGAAAATGCCTACTAACCCGAGTAACTGGCCTGATCTGCTGGAGTTGCTGCAGAGCTGGTGGCGCGGAGATACGCCGCTGGGGGCCGTACTGCTCTCAGTTGTTATGGCGGGTCTTCGAATCGCTTATAGCGGTGGCGGCTGGAAAAAGATGCTTCTTGAGGGGCTTCTGTGTGGGGCGCTAACGCTTACATTCGCATCGGCGCTTGAATACTTAGACTTCCCCAAATCTCTCTCAATCACCATTGGCGGTGGGGTGGGGTTCGTTGGCGTAGATGCCATAAGGGCGTTTGTAATGAAATATCTTGGCGGCCGATTCGGTATCGGTGGCGGCGATAACAAGGCTTAACCATGACAGCAGATCAAATTATCGAGGGCATCCTCGGAAAGGAAGGGGGTTATGTCGATCACCCCTCTGATAAAGGCGGGCCGACCCGCTGGGGCATCACGCAAACCACCGCCCGTGCACATGGCTACACCGGTGATATGCGGAACCTGCCCAGGGAAACAGCAAAGCAAATCCTGCTGAGCGATTACTGGACTGGCCCCCGGTTCGACCAGGTGGCGAGTTTGTCTACGTTACTGGCAGATGAGCTTTGCGACACTGGCGTGAACATGGGGCCATCTGTCGCCAGTAAGTTTTTCCAGCGCTGGCTCACTGCTCTAAACATGCGCGGAAAGCTATACCCCGATCTGATCCCGGATGGCGCCATTGGCCCCCGAACCATCACTGCGCTTAAGGGATATCTTTCAGCCCGCGGGAAAGAGGGTGAGCAAGTTCTTTTGCGCGCGCTGAACTGCAGCCAGGGTGCCCGATATCTCGAACTGGCGGAGGGCCGCGAAGCCAACGAGGATTTTCTCTACGGCTGGGTTAAGGAGCGTGTCCTGTGAAGATGATCATTTTCGCTTTGCTCGTGCTGGTGGCTGTGCTCGTTCTGTTACTTCTGCGCAGATATACCCGGCTGGAGTTCGTAGGCCATGCCAGCCTGCTGCTGAAAACGTGGTCTGTAAAGCTGGGAGCTATCGGCGCGCTGGTTGGTGTATGGGCGCAGTCATTCCCGGATGCTGCGCTGCGCGCCTGGGCGATGCTGCCGCCAGATATCAAAAATATTCTGCCGCCAAACATCGTTGCATTGATTAGCCCTGCGCTGGTGGTGCTGGCCGTGCTATCGCAATACGTACGCCAGCCAGTATTGAAAGCTAAGGCCGACGAACTGAAGGAGCCGCAGCAATGAGCTACGAAATTATTGCTGGGCTGGTGGTCGTCATCCTGGGCGCTATCGCTGGCGCGTTTGGCATTGGTCATGCTCGCGGGACCAGTAAGGCAGAAGTCAAAGCCGAGCTGCAGCGTATCGAAGAGAATGCCGCCGCCACCATCGCCGCGGCACAACGTAAGGCGGAAGTTGTGAAAGGGGCCAGTGATGTACAGCAGACTGTTAGCCATATGCCTGATGACTATGTTGATCGGGAGCTGCGCGAAAAGTTTACCCGCCCCGGTAGTCGTTGATACGGCCTGCAGTTGGGTGCGGATCATCTACCTGACTGACCACGATATCGACGTGCTGGATAAGCAGACCAAGCGCGACATTCTGGTGCATAACAAAGCGGCGCAGATTAACTGTGCTAAGTATATGAATGATAAAAGTGCTAATTAACAAGTTATTGGAGCGGTAAGTTGTTGAGAGCAAATTGGTGTTCACAATAAATATTTTTTTGCTATATTGCTGATGATGCCAGCAAAAAATGTAAGTTTCTAACTATCAATCAATAACGTGTTGGCAGATTTTTTTGACTACACGGGATGGTTTTTATGTCAGAAGCCGCAGCAGAAGTTTTTCAGGATGCATGGCCTGAATTTTTTCCTAAAGGCGTACCACCGAAGACAGCCGAGGATGCTGAGGGGGAATTTTTTCGGTTAGTTCGAGTAAGCCCCCCTACAGCACAATGTTTTCTCTCTACGCATGAAGAGTACCCGAATCGCCACAAAAAATGTAAAGGTGAGGCTTTAATATGTGTTTTTGGAACCTCTTTCTTTTCTGAAATGAGAGGTGCCAATGATGCAAAAGCCAAATTCCCTGAAGCATTGGGCAACCGTTTGGTTGCTAAAGGTCAGGTAACCCCATTAATGGGTGTTATGAAAAAAACGTTTGCTGATCCTGCTCATTACACAATTTGGCTTAGAACTAATAGCCATATACATGAACACTTCGAGTGTGTGGGAGAAGGAGAATGAGTAATATCTTCCTCCCCAAAACTATGTTGGGAACACTGCTTTATAAAAGAGTGTATGAGTTCTTTGAAGAGCCTCGTTTCTTTTCAGTAGAAAATGAAGTTGGCTCTTTATACGTAGTGTATTGGATCTCTGAAGATGAAAATTCAGATAGTTGGTTTATCATACCGGTATCACCAACTAAACTTGAGCTAATTGAAAGAAAGAGAATAGATATTCACTCGGCTCTTACTGCGCTTGAACAAAGTTTTTTTTACAAGGTTCAGGCTCCTTACAATAGAGATGAGGCTCCTGCTTGGGATGTTTTGTATGCAGAAGACTTAAATAATTTTAAGTTACCTGCTAGTGGATTGTTCATTAGCTCAGTTGTACCCGTTCTTGGCAATGGACGAATTGGCGCACCAATAAAATACTCCACGCATGAAATACATTTGGAAAAAAGCTCTAAGAAAAGTGAAGGTAATCTTGTTTTAGGCAATGTTTCAAGCGTATGCGACAGATTTAGCGAACTATACAACAGTCTTTTGGATTTAGATGGCCTTAAAGACAAATTACGTCCAGTTGATGCTCGCCCAGGATCGTTCATAATTTCATTTCAAGCAGAGAAGCTTTCTTTGTTTGAAGAATTGTTAAAATCTTTAAGCGCTTTGATAGAAGCAAGAGCTAATGTAATTGATTTCATTAATGAAAACAGGATTGATATTCAATCACTATCAAATCTTTTTCAGGCAGTTGTTTCTTCCGGTACGAACATGGAACTCAGAAGCAACGAGACTGGTGAATTAATTTTTGTATTGACAAAGGCTGGGGCTGATTTTTATCTAAAAGATATTAATAAGTTATCAATGCTATCTGTTAGCGGTCACCAGATACCGCAAGCCGATACCTTAGAGCGAGTTTTTAATATCGTTGAAGTAAAATGGCGTGGTGAACCTTGTAGTGAGTTCAATACAGGTCTGCAGGAGCGCCATATATATTATTATATTCATGCCGCTAAGGTATTAGGGTTCCTTGATAATAATGGTAAGGTAACATCATTTGGTCAGCAGTTAATTCAATCAGAAGACGATGTTAAACTTAAGATTGCGGCGAGATGTTTTGAAACCAGTCATATAGGTTGGGCTTGGATAAATTGGGCGGGTGTTGAAAATCTCTCTCAGTTAGAACCGGAAACTGCAGAAGGTTTTCTTTTAGAGCAGTGCCATTCTTTAAGTGCCGAAACCGTGTCTAGGAGATCTAGAACTATAAGGCATTGGTGTAAGGTGTTAAAGGAGCATTACACCCCCCTTTAAGTTTTGTCTATGAATACTATCTTTTAAGCCTCGCACCTGCGAGGCTTTTTTATGTGCAAAAAAGCAGAGGTAAGACATGTCCGAGATCACCGCATCCGAGCAAATCCGCCTGGATATCATCAAGAAAGTTAACTACGACACCGCAGCGGCCAAGCTGGCCATTGACTGGGTTGGTGATAGCAATCTGAAAGCTGAGCTATTCGCTGACTCTTTCGATCGCGTCTTCACTGAAAGTGAGATTGTCTCGAAGACCCGTAAGGCCATCCAGGAAGCGACCGAGGCGCTGGCGCTGTTTGATACCATCGCAGAACAGGCGAGCTAAGGCATTACAGCAGGCATTTACTAAGTGCCTGTGATAATGCTCCTCATAACATGAAGGTAAAGGCCATGAAATACCAGATTGCAAAGCTTTATCGAGGGGATGAATTCCGAGGATACGCTATTGCTGTTGACGGTCAGCTACTTGAAAGACAGGTATCAACCGTCATCAGCACTGATCCCGGCAGCATCCCAACAGCTACCGTCGTATTTAAACTGGATAGCGATCACGCTGAAAACCAAATCACTATTAATTTGGATCGAGAAGTCTCAATCCAGATAAATGGCAGCACGGCAGATTCAGCAGTCGAGGCCATCAAAAAAGCCGCGACTGAAGGCGCTAAGCGCGGCTTTCGGGAAGCGGCTAATGCCTTCATGGGAAGGAAATAGCTATGCCTTCACTAATCCCACGCGCCTGCCGTAAGCGTGGATGTCCTGGCACCACCACTGACCGTTCGGGATATTGTGAGAAGCACCGCAATGAAGGCTGGCAACAGCATCAACAGGGAAAGAGTCGCCACGAGCGTGGCTACGGTAGCCAGTGGGATATCAGGCGTGCGCGCATCCTGAAACGCGACAACCATTTGTGCCAGAACTGCCTTCACAGCGGGCGAGCTGTCGCAGCAAAGACGGTTGACCACATCAAGGCCAAGGCTCATGGGGGAACCGATGACGATTCGAACCTCGAAAGCCTGTGCTGGCCCTGCCATCGAACGAAAACCGGGCGCGAACGCATCAAATGATATCGATTCTCATTTGAACCGGGCGGAGGGGGGGCGGGTCAAATCCCTGACGGCAAAGGCCAAAAGGACCGCCGCCTCAGTCAATTTTTTATACCCGCGAAAAATGAAATTTAACCAGGAGTAACGCTTATGGCTGGAACGGCGGGGCGTTCCGGGCGTAGACCAAAGCCAACGGCGCGCAAGGAGCTGGCCGGAAACCCCGGCAAGCGAGCCCTGAATAAAGAAGAACCAGTATTCACCCCCATCAATGGCGTAGCACCTCCGGACTGGTTTGCAGAAGAGGAACTCCCGTTAGCATCCATCATGTGGGAGCTGACGACCAAAGAATTATGCGGACAGGGCTTGCTCTGCGTGACCGATCTTGCAGTACTGGAGCGCTGGTGCGTTGCCTATGAGTTCTGGCGCAGGGCGGTAAAAAATATAGCTGTTGATGGTTTATCCATCACTGGCGCAATGGGCGGGAAAATTAAAAACCCTGAACTTACGGCTAAAAAAGAACAGGAATCGGAAATGAGTTCTACCGGTTCAATGTTGGGGCTGGACCCCAGCAGCCGACAGCGCCTGGTCGGTCTGGCCGGGAAGAAAAAGAACGAAAACCCATTCCTGAAGATGATCACGCCATGAGCCGAAAAGCCTATCCAAACGTTAACGCTGCAAATCAGTACGCAAGGCATGTTGTCGCCGGAAAGATTCCGGCATGCCAGTATGTCATTGATGCCTGCCAGCGACATATCGACGATTTGTCAAAATCGCAGGGAAAGAAATTTCGATACCGCTTTGATAAAGACCTTGCTGAGCGTGCCGCACGGTTTATTCAACTTCTCCCGCACACCAAAGGTGAATGGGCATTTAAAAGGATGCCTATTACCCTTGAACCCTGGCAATTATTTATTATTTGCTGCGCTTTTGGATGGGTTCATAAAGGCAGCAGGCTGCGCCGATTCAGAGAGGTCTATACAGAAATCCCCAGGAAAAACGGGAAGTCAGCGATAAGCGCCGGTGTGGCGCTTTTTTGTTTCACCTGTGATGGTGAATTTGGTGCGGAGGTGTATTCCGGTGCAACCACTGAAAAGCAGGCATGGGAAGTATTTCGACCTGCGCGGCTGATGTGCAAACGCACGCCACTACTCGTTGAAGCCTTTGGAATAGAGGTTAACGCCAAGAACCTTAGCCGTCCTGAAGATGGCGCCAGATTTGAACCGCTGATCGGTAATCCTGGTGACGGGCAGTCACCGCATTGCGCTATTGTTGATGAATATCACGAGCACGAAAGCGATGCGCTGTATACCACAATGATCACCGGCATGGGGGCCCGCAGACAGCCGATTATGTGGGCTATAACCACTGCTGGTTATAACATTGAGGGGCCTTGCTACGATAAGCGTCGTGAAGTTATCGAAATGCTGAACGGAACCGTGCCGAATGATGAGCTTTTTGGCGTCATTTACACCGTTGATGAGGGTGATGACTGGACTGATCCCGCTGTTCTTCACAAAGCCAATCCCAATATGGGGGTGTCGGTTTACTCGGATTTCCTCTTAAGCCAGCAAAGCAGGGCCAAAAATAATCCTCGCATGGCCGGGATATTCAAAACGAAACACCTGAATATCTGGGTCGCCGCACGTGCTGCTTATTTCAACCTGTTAAGCTGGCGAAAATGTGAGGATGAGACGCTCACCATTGAGCAGTTTGAAGGACAGCCCTGCATTCTGTCTTTTGACCTTGCGCGCAAGCTGGATATGAACTCTAAGGTTCGGCTATTTACCCGTGAAATAGATGGGAAACGGCATTATTACTGTATATCTCCGCGCTTCTATGTTCCGTATGACACCGTATACAGCAACGATGTTGACGATCACCGCACCGCTGAGCGTTACCGTAAATGGGTTGAAGCAGGATATATCACCGTGACTGATGGTGCGGAAATTGATTACCGAGTAATACTTGAAGATGCCAAGCGTGATAATCAGCAAACTCCGGTTGAACAAAGCCCAATTGACCCGCACGGTGCAACAAACCTTTCTCATCAGCTTGCTGATGAACAGCTCAACCCTATAACCATTATCCAGAACTACACCAACATGTCTGACCCAATGAAAGAGCTTGAGGCCGCTGTAGAGTCCGGTCGATTTCATCATGACGGTAATCCGATAATGACCTGGTGTATTTCAAACGTGGTGGGTAAGCACCTGCCTGGAAATGATGATGTTGTTCGGCCAATTAAAGAGCAAAACGAAAATAAAATAGATGGGGCTGTTGCTCTGATTATGGCGATTGGACGGGCAATGTTATTTGAAAAGGAAGAAACCCTTTCAAATCATCTCGAAAGCTATGGCGTGCGCTCACTTTAAGAGGCAATTATGATCCTGATGATACTCGCGCCACTTGTTGGTGTGCTGGGGGCTATTCTGCTCTCATTCGGTGCCTGGGTTATTTACCCCCCTGCTGGCTACATTACTGGCGGTATTCTGTGCCTGCTCTGGTCATGGCTTGTATCCCGCTCCCTTTCCGGTAACTGGAAAATTGAATCCGGGGAGGGTGGCTAATGTTTTTCCCCGGAATGTTTACGAAAAGCACCGCATCGGTCACGACGCCAGCGGAACTGGCGGAAGCTGTAGGGATGACTTACGACACCTACACTGGAAAGCGCGTTAGCAGCCAGAAAGCGATGCGACTTACAGCAGTCTTTGGTTGCATAAGAGTTCTGGCTGAGTCTATGGGGATGCTTCCCTGCAACCTGTACAAAATCACTGGTAACAGCAAGCAAAAAGCGACCTCTGAAAGGCTGCATAAATTACTGACCATGAAGCCAAATGACTATATGACCCCCCAGGAGTTCTGGGAGCTGGTCATTGTGTGTCTTTGCCTGCGCGGTAATTTTTATGCCTACAAGGTCAAAGCGCTGGGTGAAGTGGTCGAGCTTTTACCCATTGATCCGGGCTGCGTTGACCCTAAGCTTAACAGTCAGTGGCAACCGGTATATCAGGTCACGTTCCCTGATGGTTCTACGGATGTGCTGGGTCAGGATGATATCTGGCACGTCAGGACGTTGACCTTTGATGGGCTGGTGGGCCTGAACCCAATCGCATACGCAAGGGAGGCCATTTCTTTAGGTATGGCGACAGAAGAACACGGCGCCCGATTGTTCGCAAATGGTGCGGTCACTTCTGGCGTTCTCCGTACTGAGCAAACGCTGACTGATGCAGCCTATGAACGGCTGAGAAAAGATTTTGAGGATCGCCACCTTGGGCTCAGCAATGCGCATCGTCCGATGATTCTTGAAATGGGCCTTGACTGGAAGTCGATGGGACTCAACGCCGAAGACAGCCAGTTTCTTGAGACCAGAAAATTTCAGCTGGAGGAAGTCTGCCGCCTGTACAGGGTGCCGATGCATATGGTGCAGAACACTGACCGCGCCACCTTCAACAATATTGAAAACCTTGGCATTGGCTTCATCAACTATTCACTCGTTCCGTACATGACCCGTATTGAGCAGCGAATCAACGTGGGGCTGGTGAAGGAATCGAAGCAGGGCACCTATTATGCCAAGTTTAATGCCGGTGCTTTGCTGCGTGGGGATATGAAATCAAGATTTGAATCGTATTCAACTGGTATTAACTGGGGTATTTACTCACCAAATGACTGCCGTGAACTGGAAGATATGAACCCACGCTCTGGCGGTGACGTTTATCTGACGCCGATGAATATGACGACCAAGCCGTCTGACAGCAATAAGAGCAAAACAACCGAGGAACAACATGATGCCGATGACTAAACAGCGGCTGGATATTCCGCTGAAGCTAAAGTCTGTCAGCGACAGCGGGGAATTTGAAGGCTATGGCTCTGTGTTTGGCGTTAAGGACAGTTACGACGATGTAGTTGTTCCCGGCGCTTTCAGTAAATCGCTTCAGTCATGGCGGGAGAAAAACGCGCTGCCAGCTATGCTCTGGCAGCATCAGATGGATGAACCTATCGGTGTTTATACCGAAATGAAAGAGGATGACGTCGGATTATATGTCAAAGGCCGGTTACTCATTGATGATGATCCTCTTTCAAAGCGAGCACATGCCCACATGAAGGCCGGTTCTTTAACCGGCCTTTCTATTGGTTACATGCTCAAAGACTGGGAATACGACCGCGAGAAAGGCGTGTTTCTCCTCAAGGAGATCGACCTTTGGGAGGTCAGCCCCGTAACGTTTCCGTCGAATGACGAGGCGCGGGTTAGCGATGTTAAAAGCGCGTTTGCCCGTGGCGAAACACCATCCCAGAAAAGTATTGAACGGGTCCTGCGCGATGTTGGGCTCTCCCGCACCCAGGCCAAAGCATTCATGGCCGGGGGCTATGGCAACCTCTCTCAGCGTGACGCTGATGGTGTGGATGCCGCACTGGATGCACTGAAAAACATCAAATTTTAATCAGGAGTTGAATTATGGCAGTCGAAATTAAAGACGTTGAGCAGGTCGCGCAGGATTTGCAGCAAAAGTTCGATGATTTTAAAGCGAAAAATGATAAGCGCATTGACGCTATTGAAGCTGAAAAAGGCAAGCTGGCCGGAGAAGTTGAAACACTTAACGGCAAGCTGACCGAGCTGGATCAGCTTAAAACCGCCCTGGAGGATGAGCTTAAACAGGTTAAACGTCCAGCTGGTGGCACTCAAAGCAAGGCCGCAACCGAGCACAAAACCGCTTTCATCGACTTTATGCGCAAGGGTAAGGATGACGGACTGCGTGATCTGGAGCGTAAAGCCCTGCAGGTTGGCGTAGATGAAGACGGCGGATATGCTGTCCCGGAAGAGCTGGACCGCACCATTCTTAATCTTCTGAAAGATGAAGTAGTGATGCGCCAGGAGGCCACAACTATCACTGTTGGCGGTGCCAACTATAAAAAGCTGGTTAACCTTGGCGGCACCGCTTCCGGCTGGGTCGGTGAAACCGATCCCCGTCCGGCTACTGATGCGTCTAAACTCGGTCAGATTGAACCGTTCATGGGTGAAATCTACGGAAACCCTCAGGCAACCCAAACGATGCTGGATGATGCCTTCTTCAATGTAGAGGACTGGATCAACAGCGAACTGGCGGTTGAGTTCTCCGAACAGGAAGAAATCGCTTTCACCAGCGGTAACGGTACGAAAAAACCGAAAGGCTTTCTGGCCTACGCCTCCACTCTGGAGGACGATAAAACCCGTGCCTTTGGCACGCTGCAGCACATTCTTTCCGGTGCGGCGGCTGGTGTGACTGCCGATGCGATTATCAAACTGGTCTACACCCTGCGCAAGGTGCACCGCAACGGTGCTAAGTTCATGATGAACAACAACAGCCTGTTTGCCGTTCGCATTCTGAAGGACTCCGAGGGTAATTATCTCTGGCGTCCGGGCCTTGAGCTGGGCCAACCCTCCTCTCTGGCAGGATATGGTGTTGCTGAGAATGAGCAAATGCCGGATATCGCAGCAGATGCGAAAGCCATTGCGTTCGGTAACTTTAAACGTGGCTATACCATCGTTGATCGCATTGGTACCCGCATCCTCCGCGACCCGTACACCAACAAACCATTCGTTGGTTTCTACACCACCAAACGTACCGGCGGAATGCTGGCCGATTCTCAGGCCATCAAACTGCTGCAGATCGGTGCTGGCGCATAATCTGATGGGGCTTCGGCCCCATTCTTATGGAGGTCATTATGCTGCTGAAAAAAGACCTGAAATGGTCACCTGATGGCATTCAGATCATAAACATTCCTGCCGGTGAATATGAGGCTGGATCACTTCCTGAGCGCGCTCTTGAGGTTGCTGCTCAAATGGGGATTCTTGACGGCACTGAACAACCGGAAACTGAAACAACTGTTAAGCCTAAAGTCGGTAATAAGCGGGGTGAAGGCAAATGAAGCCCTCTGTAAATGAGCTTCGTTACCAGTGCCGTATCGACAGCGATGACGATACAGAGGATGTGATGTTAACTCTCTACCTCAATGCCTCTTTGAAGCACGCTGAAAAAATCACAAATTGCCGTCTTTATGATAACGCTGTTCCAGACGACGACCCTGACGGGTTGGTAATCGAGGACGATATCAAACTGGCCCTGATGCTGTTGGTTTCGCACTGGTATGAAAATAGGGAGCCTGTTAGTAGCGACAGCGTTAACTCTATTCCGTTCGGTGTTGATGCAATTCTGAAACAGCATCGCAAAATTCCTGGGACTTGAGGTTACAAATGGCCTGTGAAGGGTGCCGCCGTCGGCGTGAATGGTTAAAAAAGTGGTCGAAAATAGCCTATGAACGAGCAACTGGTAAACGCGCTGATAGCAGCGCTGAGAGAACAAACAGCAGCACAGCGAGAGCAGACGGAAGCGATAAACCGCCTGGCTGAGTCTAACGTCGCCCTGTCCGATGTGATTATCCAGTCGCTTGCCGGCGATCTCGAAGAGGCGCCAGAGCAGCAAACCTATCTTAGTGGGAAACCAAGGGGGTGATATGCAGGCCGGAAAATTGCGTCACAGGATCACCCTGCAGGAACCCGTCAAAGAACAGAACCCGACAACGGGAGCCGTGATTAATACCTGGCGCGATGTCGCAACCCTTTGGGCCGAAGTCGCTGCTTTATCCGCACGTGAGTTTATTGCGGCCAAGGCCTCTCAGGGCGAGGTTACCACCCGGATAACGATTCGTTACCGTGAGGGCGTCACCCGGAAACATCGGATCCTGTTTCGTGGCCGCATCTACAACATTGAGGGCGTTTTACCTGACCCCCGGAGCGGCAGGGAATACCTGACATTGCCATGTTCAGAGGGGGCTAACGATGGCTGATGGCGTGGAAGTAAACCTGACCGGCCTCGATTCCGTCCTGGGGAAACTGGATGCCGTCTCACAGGTCACTCGCGATAAATCCGGTCGTGCAGCGCTGCGTAAAGCGGCAAACGTCATCAGGGACAGAGCGCGCAATAATGCCGCGCGGGTTGATGATCCTCTCACCAAAGAGGCTATCTACAAAAACATTGTGGTCAGTTTCAGCAGCAAGGCATTTCGCAGAACCGGCGATCCAACGTTTCGTGTCGGGGTGATGGGCGGCGCCAGGCAATACGCCAATACAAAGGCCAACGTCCGAAAAGGCAGGGCGGGTAAAAGTTATAACACTGCCGGAGATAAAGGTAATCCCGGCGGGGATACCTGGTACTGGCGATTCCTGGAGTTCGGCACAGAACATGCTGCAGCGAGGCCAATAATTAGGCCTGCACTGAATGGGGTCGATGCCGATGTGATTAACGTTTTTGCTTTGGAGCTGGAAAAGTCCATCGATCGCGCTGTACGACGGGCGGCTAAAAAAGGAACTCCGGTATGATTGCTCCAATATTTGCAGTTTGCGCAGCCAGCCAGGCAGTCAGGGATTTGTTAGGTTCTACTCCCGTGCGGCTTTATCCGTTCGGTATGCAGGACGACAATATCGTTTATCCCTACGCAGTCTGGCAAAACGTAGGTGGCTTCCCTGAAAATTATCTAAACCAGCGGCCAGATGCAGATCACTATTCTCTGCAGGTTGATGTCTATGGTGATACTGACACCGATGTGATCGCCGTTGCCCGCGCTTTGCGTGACGCAATAGAGGGCAAGGCCTATATCACCCGATGGGGTGAACAAAGCCGCGACCCTGAAACAATGCGATACCGCTATTCCTTCGATGTTGACTGGATAACGACCAGATAACCAACAACCCCAAACTGACCCGCCTTGTGCGGGTTTTCTTTTATGGAGACAAAACATGTCTGTATTAACGCAAGGCACGCAGTTTTTTGTGCTCAAGTCTGGCGTGGTCAGCGAGGTTGAATGCATCACCAGTTTCAACCCCGGCGGGAACCCTGCCGATCAGATTGAAGATACCTGTCTGAGTGAACGGGATTCCAGAACCTACAAAAAGGGGCTTAAAACGCCTGCGGCCGCAACCGTCGGGCTTAACGCTGATCCGACGAACGCCAGCCACATTATGTTGCATGGCCTCGCTGAAGCGAATGACCAGACGCCGTTAACTTTTGCGGTTGGCTGGTCAGATGGAACCAGTGTCCCGACAGCCGCCGCTCCTGGCGCTGAGGATGCTGTTGATGGCCTGGTGCTGCCATCGGATCGCACCTGGTTCATTTTCCAGGGTTACGTTTCTGACTTCCCGTTTGATTTTCAGGGTAACGCTGTTGTGACGACCTCCGCCACGATCCAGCGGTCTGGCTCTTCCGTATGGGTGCCGAAGGCCGCAGCGTAATTAATATGCCCGGTTATCCGGGCTTTTCTTTTCAGGAGCTGAAATGCAACTTACCCTCGATACGTTAAAAGAAACCGGTGCGTTTACCGGGCGTCCCGTGGAAAAAGAAATTAAGTGGAAAGGCCGTGACGGGAAAGAGCATATCGCAACCGTCTATGTGCGCCCGATGGGCTACCACACCACTAAAGCTGAACTGCTGGCGTATAACGGGAAATCGGACCCGATTGCTGAGCGCATTGCGGCGCATATTTGCGATCAGGACGGCGCCCCAGTGTTTACTGCGGCTGACATTCTTGGGACTGCTACCCCGGATCGTGGGGCGCTGGACGGTCCGATTGTTATGGCCCTCCTGGCTGCAATTCATGATGTAAACGAACTGGGAAAGACTACGAGCTAACCGGCGAGGATGAATTCTGGTGCGAACTGGTGATGAACGGCATCGGAGGCCGCACCATCGCAGAGGCTCAGGAACGGATGAGCCGTAGGGAATTTCTGGTTTGGCTCAAGTACCGTGAGAAGTACGGACCGCTCAATATCATGATGCGTACCGAGTGGGGGGCTTCGCTGGTGGCTTCTGTCCTTGCGAACATCAATAAGGCAAAGAACACGCCGCCGTTCAAGGTAAGTGACTTTGCACCGCATATCAACGAAGCGCCATTATCTCTGGAAGAGGCCATGAAATCCTGGGACTAATTATTGTTTTTGCCTTTAAAAAAATCCTGCTACCCTTTTGGTAACTATTATCACGAGGGAATGATATGAAGAGTTCAGGGCAGTTGTTATCGCTGACAGGTATAATTCTCGCGGTGTACTCATTGTTCTTTATGGATGTGAGTGTTGAGGTTGGCGATGGTACAAGAGTTAATAATATTGGGCTAATGGCTCAACAGCAAAACTATTTATTAGTTGCGGTTGTTCTTTTTCTTGCTGGTATCTTTATTTCATTCTCAGGGAGAAAGAAGTCATTACAAGAGGTAGATTTCACTAAAATAGAATCTTTCTCATCAGATGACTTTGTTTCTTTGAAAGATGGTGAACCATGTCTTAATATCTTGGCTGTAGACAATCTTGCAATGATGTTTTTAAAAAAACATGGTTCAAGTAGTGTTAATGATATCCTTTTTATGAATATGCCTTTAATCGATAGGTTAGAACAAGGTCTCCCTGAACCACTAAGGAAAGATTTTAAATCTACCCTTAAAAGGAGGTTAAAGGACAATTGTTAAAATAACGCCCGCTAAAAGCGGGCTTTTTTTCACTTGGAGAATTTATGGCTGGCAAGTCACTGGGAACTCTGACTATCGACTTGGTTGCAAAAGTTGGTGGATTTGTTTCAGGGATGGATAAAGCTGAGCGTGCATCAGCCAAGTGGAGCAAGCAGGTACAAGATGATGTGGCAAAATCCAGTGCTGCACTAGCAGGTATAGGGGCAGCAGCTATTGCAGCTGGGCTGGCTGTTGGTGCATCCGGATTTCAATTACTGAAATCCACATCCAGGCAAATAGCAGAAACTGACCGCTGGGCTAAATCATTACAATTATCTACCCAGGAACTTCTTGCTTGGCAGTTTGCAGCTGAAAAGGCTGGTGTCTCCGGTGACCAAATGGCTGATATCTTCAAGGATATTGGTGATAAGATTGGTGACGCGGTATTAAATAAATCAGGTGAAGCTGTTGATGCGCTCAACGCTCTTGGATTATCTGCGGAAAAACTATCAAAAGTCAGTCCAGATAAACAATTGCTCGCTATCGGTGAATCTTTGGAGAAAATTAGTACTAATGCCGAGAAGACCACCATTCTTGAAAGTTTGGGTAACGACCTTTCAAAATTACTTCCTTTGTTTGATAACAACAACCAAAAACTCAAACAGTTTATTGACCTTGCTAAAGATTATGGTGTTGCTCCTGATCCATCCTCTATTGATGATTTAGTAAAGGTTAATCAACTTTTTGAAGATATGGAGGCTCAGGTTGCAGGGCTCAAAATTGAGATTGCAGCCGGTTTGGCAAAAGTTGATCTAACTCCTTTGCAGGGCTCACTTGATAAGCTTCATGACGTCCTGACTGACCCCTTGGTTCTTCAAGGAATTTCTGATCTTGTATCGGAAGTCGCTCAACTTGCTGGATGGCTTGTAAAAGCAGCTGCAGGTGCGGGCCAACTAGCAGCCAGCACAGGAAACCGTTTTGCGGCACTTAGTGGCAAGATCGACCTAACAAATATAGACCAAGTTAATGAACGTATTGAATACCTGCAAAAAATTCTTGAAGGAAAAAAAGGTTTTTACTCTCAAAGTGAGTCTATGTTTGGTTGGATTACAGGGGTAGATGACAGCGCGAAAGCACTAAATGATGAACTGCTATCTCTTATAGAAACAAGAGATAAATTTTCTAAAGCTAGTAAATCGGTGCTGCCCCTTCAGGTAGCCACTGTGGGAACGGACAACCCATTTTCTTTACCTCCTGGTGGTACGAACGGAAAACCTGTTAAAACACCAACAAGTAAAACAGAAAATGCTTTTAACAGTAGATTGCTTGATCTACAAAAACAAGCTGCCCTTATTGAAACTACTGGTAAAAAAACAGCTGAGGTTACCGAGCTCGAAAAAATAAATTTTGATATTACCAGTGGCAATCTTAAAAAATTGTCAGAAGCTCAAAAAGAACAGCTTCGCACTGCTGCAAAAGCCCTGGATTCTAAAAAGGAAGAGCTTAGGCTTAATCAGGAAAATGCCCGGGTTGCGGAATATGTTTCCGGCTTAGAAAGGCAGAATAAGTTAGTGCAGCAAGGATTTGATAATGAAATTGTTGGCCGTTATTCTGGTGGTCGTGAGCGATCACGCATGCAGGATAATAATGATATACAGCAGGATTTTGCATATCAACAGGATGATCTTTTAAACCAGCTCCAATCTGGAGATATAGACCAAAGTCTTTACGATAAAAAGAAAGAAGCATTACAGAATTCTCTTGATGAGAGGCTTAAAATACAGGAGGAATATTACAAGAAGCAGGATGAGTTACAAAATGATGGTGCTGCTGGTTTTATATCAGGGCTAGCAACGCAAATAGAAGCATCAATGGATTTATACACCAACATGCAGCAGGTTGGTGCACAGGCATTTAGCAGCTTAACGGATATGATTATTGACTGGGCAGAAACCGGAAAGTTAAATGTTAAAGATTTTGCTTCGACATTTCTGCAATCTGTTGGTAGCACACTTCTTTCTTACGCTGCTGCCCAAGTTGCAATGGCGGGTTTGCAGGCCTTTACAGCAATGATCGGCGTGCCATTTGTTGGACCCGAAATAGCAGGACCGGCAGCAATAGCCGCAACTGCGGCTGCTGGAGTACTGGCGATAGGTGTTGGTACAGCCCTTCAGGGCCAGGCTCACGACGGTATCGACTCTGTGCCCGAAACTGGAACCTGGCTCCTGCAGAAAGGTGAACGCGTTACGACTGCTAAAACCAGCGCCAAACTTGATGCCACTCTGGATCGAGTAGCAAACCAGTCAACAGGGGGCGGCGCGATTTATTCGCCCACAATCAATATCCCCATCAATGGTAACCCTTCCGATGCAACTTTGGCGCTGGTCCGTAAAGCTGCAGATGAGGGGGCAGAAAGGGGATACCGGAAGGCGGTTAATTCAGTCGCAAGCGGTCAGGGTGATTTGCATAAGGCCTTGATGGGGAAAACTACCTCGGGGAGGAAAATTAGCTAATGGCTATCACCACAACGCTTTATTACCCCTCCGCTTACCTGCCTGGACCGCTTAAAGAGAGTTTTGGTTTAACTCCTGTATCTCCTCTGAAACGGACTCAGATGGTAACTGGCCGGGCACGACAGCGGCGTGCCTACACCTCGACACCAACCCAAACAGATCTGGCCTGGATTTTTTCTGACGCCCAGGCGCAGGCTTTTGAGGCGTGGTTTCGGGATGAGTTATCAGATGGGGCGGCGTGGTTCAACATACCGTTATTAACGCCTGTAGGGCTGAAAAATTACGTGTGTCGTTTCACGGATATTTATAAAGGCCCCACGCCAGAAGGCGGATTTTACTGGAGATATACCGCGCCAGTAGAACTCTGGGAGCGCCCATTGCCGCCGTCTGGATGGGGGCATTACCCGGAATGGATCGTCGGCAGCTCACTGCTGGATATTGCGCTGAATAAGGAGTGGCCGAAGCATGACGCAGATTAAACGCCTCTACGCCAGCAGCGGACCGGAGGTGATCATTGAAACGCTGCAGATCACCATTGGCTCTGATGTTCACTACCTTTGCCAGGGTTACGACAACATCACGGCAACGACGGAGAACGGCGATACCGTGACGTTTTCAGCCTGTGCGATAGACATTGCGCTGCCGGCGCGCAATGCGGACGGCACGCAGGATCTCAAATTTGCCTTGTGCAATATCGATGGTGTTGTGTCCACGGCGATCCGCAATGCCCTGGCTAACAGATTGCCTGCATCGCTGACGTACCGGCGTTATATCTCCACGGATTTAGCGGCCCCTGCGGAAGTGCCGTATACGCTGAAAATCAAGTCGGGCTCCTGGACGGCGACAGAGGTGCAGATCACTGCGGGCTACATGAATATCCTCGATACCGCCTGGCCGCGATACCGCTACACGCTCCCTGTATTCCCCGGACTGCGTTATATCAGCTAAGGAATCCCAATGTTTAACCCTGATAAATACCGTTCAGTCACCTGGCTGAAGGGCGGGCGCGTATACCCGAAACTCGACTGTTTCGGCATTGTGAACGAGATACGCCGCGATCTGAATTTACCCGTCTGGCCCGATTTTGCCGGGGTAACCAAAGACGACGGCGGCCTCGACCGGGAAGCGCGCCGGATGATGCTTACCCTTGAGCGCTGCGAACCCTGCGAAGGGGCCGGGGTGGCCTGTTATTCCGGGTCGACTGTCACCCACGTAGGGATCGTGGTCAGTATCGATGGTCTGCTGCATGTGGCGGAATGCAATCCGGGAACGAACGTCACCTTTCTGCCGTTGCCGCGGTTTAAGCGCCGATTTGTCAAAGTGGAGTTCTGGCGATGACCATTCGTTTTTACCCGTCCCGGCTTCCCGGTGAACCACTCGAAACGCATGAGCATGGTGTAACCAGTATTCGCAGCTGGCTGGTAGCAAATGTTGAAGGCTACGAGGATCGGGATGTCCCACCGCTTACCGTTGAGGTTGAGGGGCTGTTAATTCCTCCAGGTGAGTGGACCACCTGCGTGATTCGCCCTGATAGTGATGTCAGGCTTTATCCGGTTCCATTCGGGCTGGAGGCCGCCACAATCGCGTGGATCGGTATCGGTATCTCCGTTGCCGCTGCAGCCTATTCGCTTGTTTTGATGAGCACCATTGATACGGGCAGCTATACCTCATCCACAGGCCGCAGTCTCGACCTTAATCCCGCGAAAGCAAACAGTGCGAGGTTAGGTGACGCCATTCGTGAGGTGTTTGGCCGGGTGCGTATCTACCCTGATTATGTGGTCCAGCCTGTGACCCGGTTTGATGCCGCCGATCCTACGAAAATGCGCGTCCAGATGCTGCTGTGTCTCGGTGTCGGTGAACTGATTTATACCACTGGCGATATCAGGGTAGGCAGTACGCCAGCTTCAACGCTGCCGGGTTTCAGCGGCACCTATTTTCCGCCAGGCGCGGACGTTTCCGGCGATGAGCGCAGTGAAAACTGGGTCAACAGTACGGAGGTCGGAGGGACATCATCCGGCACCGGGCTGGACATGGCCCAGACGTCGCCGGACGCAGACGATATTATCGCAGACAGCATGACCGTATCCGGTTCGAGCGTAACGTTTACCGGGCTGGACACGGATGACGGCGATGACGACGACGAGAACGAAAACGCGCTACCGCCCAGCTGGGTCGCTGGCGCCGTGGTCGAACTTAAAGCCCCGGCGAACTACCAGATCACCACGGCGGCCGGATACAGCGTTATCGCAAGCCCGCTGCTGACGGAGATCGCGCCGGTAGTAGGTATGCCGGTAACGCTGGGGTTTAACTCAGTCGATTACGATCTGTTTATCGCGTCATATACCCCCGGTCAGGCTGCAGTGCCCGGCACCGGGGGGAGTGCGGCAAAACTCCAGGCCAGTGCGGCCCCGACCACCTACGATTTTTCGACCAGCTCCAGCACGTTCACAATCACCTGGCAGGGCACAACTTACACGGTGTCGCTGGTGGCTAACTACGTCTCGATGTCGGGACTGCTGGCGGCAATCACCGAGGGACTCACTGGCTCTGGCCTGGTTGCACAGGACAACGGCGGCACCATACTGATAACCGAGTCGGCCAGTCCGTTCGCGGGTGGGGCGATCACTTCCTCTGCGCTGCCTGCAGCTGCTTTCGGTGATGCCCCGGTTTACACCTCCGGCACGGCATCAACCGGCGGCAGCCCGGCAGTAACGGCAAATGTGACACTCGCCTATAACTCTGCCACGGGAACAGCCTTTTCCGGCATGCCGGAGGGGGTGCAACGGCTTTCACTTGCTCACCGCGGGAATGAGTACCGGATTGTGTCAGCTGACGGCACGACGGCGACGGTGGCGCGCCTGGTTAATGGTGCAGTTGATGAGTCATGGCCGGGATTCACCGCCCGGACGATGATCGACTATGAGGCTTCTGGCCTTAACGACACGCTGAGCTGGCTGGGGCCGTTCCTGGTTTGCCCTGAAAATGAGACCGTGGATATGTTCGAGGTGAATTTCTCTTTCCCGAACGGTATTTGCGGCTTTGACAGTAAGGGCAAAAAACGGATTCGCCACGTTGAGTGGGAGATTCAGTATCGCGTCTACGGTTCCGGTTCGGGGTGGGTGAGTCACCAGGGCGAGTATGCGCTGAAAAACGTCAACGGGTTAGGTTTCACTGAGCGGGTCACCCTCAGCTCACCAGGGCTGGTAGAGGTTCGCTGCCGTCGGCGCAATGAGCAGGGCTCAAACAACGCGCGAGACAGTATGTACTGGCAGGCGCTGCGCGGGCGACTCCTGACGCGCCCTTCATCCTATCCCGGCGTGTCGCTGATGGCGGTGACCGTTGAGACGGGCGGGAAGCTGGCGGCGCAGTCAGACCGTCGCGTAAACGTTGTGGCCACGCGGGCCTACGACTCAGGAACGGCCAGAACCATTTCGGGGGCGTTGCTGCATGTCGGGAACTCGCTGGGGCTGGAGATGGATGTAGACACCATCAACGCGCTGGAGTCCGCGTACTGGACGCCACGGGGCGAAAATTTCGATTTTGCTACCGGAGACAGTATCTCAGCACTGGAAATGCTGCAGAAGATAGCCAATGCCGGCAAGTCACGTTTTCTGCTGAGTGATGGCCTGGCGACGGTCAACCGTGAGGGGATTAAGCCCTGGACTGGCGTGATCACTCCGCATGAGATGGTGGAGGAGCTGCAGAGCGGATTTACCGTACCGTCCGACGATGATTTTGATGGTGTCGACGTGACGTACATCAACGGGACTACCTGGGCAGAGGAGAGCGTTAAATGCCGGACGCCGGACAATCCCACGCCGGTGAAAATCGAGAACTACAAACTTGATGGGGTACTGACTCAGGATCACGCCTACCAGATCGGTATGCGTCGCCTGATGAAATACCTGCAGCAGCGGGTGACGTTCCAGACCACTACCGAGCTGGACGCGCTGTGCTACAACCTGGGCGATCGCATCGTGCTCACAGATGATATTCCGGGTAACAACACGATTTCCTGTCTGGTGGAGGCGATGACAACGGCTGGTGGCGTGACAACGTTCACCGTTACGGAGCCGCTGGACTGGTCGTTTGAAAACCCCCGCGCGCTGATCCGCTATCAGGATGGCTCTGCATCCGGGCTGATGGTGGCGAGCAGGGTGGGCGATTTTCAGCTGTCAGTCCCGCACCTGAGCGAGTTTGATGACCCGATGAAGGTTGACCTGTCGTCGGCAACCATCGAGCCGATCCGCCTGGTGTTCTGCGGCTCAACGCGCCACGTCTACGACGCCATTGTAGAGGATATCGCGCCGCAGTCTGACGGAACCTGCCAGGTCACCGCAAAAGAATACCTCGAATCGTTCTATGCCTACGACGACGCCACATACCCCGGCGACGTCGCGTAATACCCCATAACAACCCCTAATTAACTCTTTTCGCTCAAACCCTCGTTTGAGCGAACGCCTTTTTTGGAGCAAAAAACATGGCCGAACTTAACCCGCCTTTGGGAACGACGACGCCTGAAATATTCCTGGATAACGTCAAGCGCGCTGACGAACTGGTGAACGGTCCGGCCGGAACGATTAACGATCGCGGCGGTGAACCACTCGATACCTGGCGCCAGATGATGGCGAAAAACGATGAGATCAGGCAGAACCTGATCCCTCTCAGTAAGCAATATATGACGCTGGAAGCGGCGCAGGCGGATATCGCGAATATTCCGGCAGGTTCAACAACCTATGTCCGCAGTCAGGACGGAAGCTCTCTGGCCGATGAGTATATCAACCTCGCTGGAACGCTGCAGCCAACCGGACGGCGGATGGTTCGTGACGACTACGCATACCAGGTATCGCCAGACAGCGTGACCCTGGCAGCATATGATCCGGAGACTTCCCGCGTGGCTCCATTTTTAAATACAAGCGGCAGATTAATTCAAATCGGTCCTGACGGAAAATATTACGAACTTTTAACCCAACAAGAATCAGAACTTTATGCGCTGGGCCGGGAGAGTTCTGTACCGCAGTTTATTGGCGGTGAACAAGTGTGGCGGATGACGGTTGATTCAACCACAAACCAGATCGTTGAAGCTTATACGGTTGGTGGGAAGCACTGGATTTACTCAGACGGTGGCCTGGTAGCTGTTAATAACGGAAATGGCGGTGGTGGTGGCGACGATGATGCCAACCAGCTCCCTGAGTATGGACTTCATTTGTCAGGGTCTACTGTGTACCCCTACTCAGAGACAGTGCCTGTATGTTTTATCTTTGTGACTGCTGGGCAATCCAACGCTCGAGGATATTGTCCTGACGCCGATCAAACCATTGTCGCAGCAACGCCGATATATCCTGATAACGCTTTCATGCTCAGCGGAGGGGTTAGGCGCACAGGGACACGCAGCACTACTCTGGTGCCGCTGGTTGAGGCTGTAAGCGGGACAGATAAAGAAACGGCCGCAAGCGGCCTCGCGAACACCTTCATTCGCGATATGGCTGCAGCTACCGGCGTCATGCCGCGCACGCTATCAATCGTCTGTGCTCAGTCTGGACAGGCTTACGAGTACCAGAAACGGGGAAACCAGGTTTATCAGTATCTGCTCGATTCAATCGAAGACTGCGTAACGGCCTGTAGAGCGCGTGGCTGGCTGCCGATTGTTCTCTGCGTTGACTGGATGCAGGGAGAGTCCGACGAGGACTGGTCAGGATTACGAGAAGGAATGTATGAATCACGGATGAGGCAGTACCAGAGACAAATCACCAGCGACATCATCGCAAGAACGGGTCAAAACGAACCGCCGATTATCGCCATTACCCAGCTGGGGTATGTCAATGATGGGCACACCGCATTTACAGGGCAATATGCGAGACTTTCTGCTACCAAATTGCATAATCATGGACAATTCAGATGCGTAAATACCCTGTACCAGTACGATTTTATTTCAGACGGTCTGCACCTGACATGCGCAGGACAGAACCGGCGCGGTGCTGCTGTAGCGAGAGCAATTATCCAGGAATGGTTTACCAGCGGCTGGTATGGGATGGTTCCGACCGGTTTCGTGTGGAACTCACCAACGCAGATACAAATCAATGTCCCAGCGTATACGAACCTGGTGCTGGACACGACTACGATCAACACCTCCGGTCTGGCCAATTACGGCTTTAGCTACACGGATGAGACTGGTGCTCCACCTGCTATATCGAGCATCGCGATTAGCTCTGACGGAAAGGGGGTATTGATTAACCTGGCGTCTGCTCCTACTGGCCGTTTTGGACGGGTTTCCTACGCAACCGTCGAAAATGCACTCCAGAGTGGGGCTACTGTGAAACCGTCTGGTAGGACCTTGGGCGCACGAGGGTGTGTAAGATCTTCTGCCGGAATCACGTGGGTATACGATACATCTGTAACCCTCTACGACTGGCTCCCCGCTTTTCGGATTAACGTTTTCTGAGGATAAAAAAATGAGACTGATTTACACACTAACTGGACTGAATAACCCCTTACTCCCTGTGTACTCACAAACAGCGGCAGAGAAAGCGATCTCAGAACTATCCCCATCAGTATGGACACCAGTGAAGACAGAGTTTCTAAAAATGGGGTCTGGTGCAAAAGTAGTAGCTATCTCTAACCGATTAGATGGCGGACTTTTCAAGTCACTGGAGACCCTCGAACCATCCACAAAGCTGAATGGTTCTGTTTTGCAGGGGCTTAATTTCTCCGGTGCATCCGGCATGGCTGGTGATACGGCGGTGGTTATGGACGCAAACAGCAATACTTTTGCATTCATCTATCAGCTGCCAGGTGGGGCGCTTCCGGCTACGCCACAGGACAGAGCGGTTATCGCAACCCAGGAAAGCACACCTCATGGCGTCGGCATTCGTACAACGTCAGCAGGTTCATTCCCGATTTTTCTGAATGGAGGGATCGAGGCCGATCTGGCATTTACTCCTAACAATATGGGGCAATCTTTATTCTGCGCTGTAGTTATGTGCTCTAACAAGGCTGCTGGATCCTATGCAATTGCATACCAGCGGTCAGATCAGTCTGCCGTGACCAGCCGACAAGTGACGGGCTATACAATCCCAGCGTATAGCCCGTCTCAAAAAATGAGTATTGGCGGAGCAGGCAATGGTTCAGTGTCTCCGTTAACATCCGTTTTGTCAGAATGTTTGGTTTTCCCCGGCAAATATGCATATGGGACCAGCGCTCTGGATGTCATCATGGCATATCTGATGGAGAGGATTGGAAAAATCACGGCCTAG